TATATGGGTCATTATTAACAAAAAGAGCAGAAGTTGAAAAGCTACCTACGTAAGCCCCGTTCGCTATTTCAGGGTAGACTCCCGTTTGGCCAATATGCTGCAATGGGGTAGCAGGAACAGCATAAGACATTTGTACGCTTTGCGTTCCTCTAACCTCTGTCGATGAGAGAAAAAATCTTTGATTCTCTCTCCTTAACCTTAATGGACCCGGAATATCTGCCATTCCGAATTATTTACACTAATATTTACCTATTTAGTGTAAATTCTATTAGGATTAAGGAAATGGCTAATATATACGAGACAAAGAGTTTAAATAGACGAGGTCAAGAACTTTACGAATTGAACCAAATCTATGACAAAAACGATGTCGTTAAAGTAGTTACGGAGTTTGTGAACTCCTCTGGCACTACGGTAACTGCTACTAGCAATACTATGTCCGACGACGGGAGTGGTAATCCAATTGTACAAAAAACTTTTTATTATTACTACGCCAGAAATGATTTGTCTTCAGGAGCTCACGGATCAAACGACTTAAATCCAACAATATCAGAAACAGCTTGGGGAGGAATAAAACAAACAAATAGAGGTAAAATACCAGAGTTCTTTTGGAAACCTTCATACGCTTCATCTGTAAACCACCAACCAAACATAGCAAAAATAGCATTTGGAGATGGGTACGAGCAGAGAATCTCTGATCATATAAATAGTGATTTAGTCAAATTTAATTTAGTTTTCGAAAAAAGAAGAAAAAAAGAAGCTACGGCTATACTTCATTTTTTGCACGTTCGAAAGTCAGTAGAAAGTTTTTTATTTTCTCCTCCTGAACCGTATAATCCTACAAAGCAATCACGTTTTGTTTGTAGAACTTGGTCAGCAAATTTTAATTTTTTTGATAACTATACCATAAACGCAGAGTTTCAAGAAGTAGCAGAATAATATGCCAAGAGATTTGTATAGAGACGAGGCTAGAGTAGCCAGCAAAGCCCTAATAAAAGAAACTTTTCAATTGGGGCCATCTGCTGTTATTAGTCTGTTTGAGATAGACTTATCCGATATATTTATAGACAAACAAATAATTTTCGAAAAAGACGATAGCAATGAATTAGATAGAATATTAAGGTTTCATAATAATAATACTTTTATGGAACAAAGAAAATCTATTTTCTGGAGAGGCAGTCAATACTATCCAGCTCCTTTCAGAATGACTGGTTTTGAGACCACAATGCAAGGCACGATCCCAAAACCTAAAATGGCATTATCAGCAGGAGAAGCTGGCACAAAAGCCATGGCAATTCTAAAAAGCAAATTCAGGGAGCTGGATGACTTAGTTGGAGCTAAGGTAACTCGATATAAAACATTTGCTAAATTTTTAGATTTTGAAAATTTTAAAAGTGGCGATGTTCCTCAAGGATTTCAGCCCGGAGTAAACGCTGAATTCCCAAGAGAAATTTTCTATATAGAAAGAAAATCTGTTGAGAATAAGTTCACAATAGAGTTTGAACTTTCTTCGAATATAGACGTAGAAGGCACAAGGCTGCCTAAAAGAATTATATTAGCTAATAGATGCCCTTGGCAATACAGAGGAGAAGGTTGCTGTTATGAGTATAACGCAACTTGGAATGAAACTCTTCATGGCGCAAAGTCAGACTCGGCTAACCCCACTGGAGGAGTACTGCCTTACAATTTTCAAGCTCCTCCAGTAGCGAATGAAATTGGACATAAAATTGCTGACATACTTAAAATCCCACAAGCAGATATAAAATTAAAAATTTCACAAGATGGTGAAGGCGGAACTGCTAAATGGGGGCCAAACACTGAATATGTAAAAGGGGACGCAATCTTTGTAGAAAAAAATGGGATTAATTACTATTTTGTCGCAAGAGGCCCCGTGCCTAAAGGCAACAGACCTCCTAATGATAAATATTGGATAGCTGATCTATGCACTAAAGACATACAAGGATGTAAGCTTAGATTTTCTAGAGACGTATCGGTACCTTTAAGATTTGGAGGATTTCCATCAGCAGAAAAACAGAGGCAGAACTAATGAAGCTCAAAGATAGCTTATATATAGAAATGAAGAAGCACTCAGAGAAGTTCCAAGACTCTGAGTCTTGCGGCCTTTTATATAAAGACTTCTCTAGCGGGGAAATTGAATTTGAAGCTTGTAGCAATGTGCATGTTGATCCTAAAAGTTTTTTCGAGATATCCCCTAAGGAGTATTTAAAAGCTTCTTCAAAAGGAGAAATCACTGCCGCTTTTCATTCGCATCCATTCACGGAAGGACCTTCTCCTCAAGATGTAAATATGTCAAAAAATTTACAAATACCTTTTGTTATATATTCTCTTAAAACTAAAAAATTTTACTATACTTAATGAGACTAAATTCAAAACAAAAAAATATCATAAAAGAACATGCGTTAGAGCAAATACCTAACGAATGTTGTGGTATTATATTAAGTAACTCTCAAGTTGTAAAATGCATTAACCATAGCCCTACTCCTCAAACTACATTTCACATAAAGTACAACACTTTAAAAGATATTGACCAAGATGAGATTGTAGCCTTTTACCATTCCCACCCTTCTGGGCTACAGTTTAGCATGACTGACAAATACTTTTCCCACAAGAGAAATATAACAGCTGTACTGTATTCTGTACAGGAAGACGATTTTAATTTCTACGAGCCTACTTCATATTTTGAACTACCTTTAATAGGACGAGACTTCATAACAAATGAAGTAGATTGTATAACTTTAGTAAGGGACTACTATGGTAGGTATCTAAACATAGACATTCCAGATATAATTCATCCAGTCAGGAGCGTAGAGCCTGCTAATTGGATGGACCATAAAGAATTTTGGAGCTACAACAGAAGGACTAATAGAGAATTTGTTAACTTATTCGAAAGTAGGGGTTTTAAGGAAGTGGACTCTCTCAAAAAACATGATTTAATTCTAAGTGATAACGGAACAGTAAAAGCATTCTCTCACTGCGCAGTATATATTGATGATTCAAAAGTAGTACATCATCCTTACCCGGGAGAGTCTATTCAAGAAACACTAAGAAGTTTTGAAAACAATTCAAAAATATTATACATGAGACACCAAAACATGATGTCATGAAAAATTTAGTAAATATAAAATTACATGGGGCGCTAGGCAAAGGAATGAAAAAGTCTAGCTGGAAACTTGCTGTGTCTAGTGTTGCAGAAGCGATTAACGCTATAAATAATATGACCGGAGACAGGCTAAAGAAGCTGCTGATAAAGGCAACAAAAAAGAATGTAAAATATAATGTTTTGATTAATGATAGAGATTTTGAGCATGATGGGCCAGTGGATATTGAATTTCCAGAAAATATAGCAAACTCAGAACTAATGATTAAAGGAGACTATATTGAAAAAATAGATATAATCCCAGTAGTAGAAGGAGCGGGAGATGGTGCAAATATATTTACTATGATATTAGGTGTTATTCTAATAATCATAGGCGTAATGATGGTTATAGGTACATTGGGGGGCGGAGCACCTCTCGGATACGCTTTTATATCGGCAGGCCTAGCTCTTTTTGCTGCAGGATTAGCAAACCTATTATCTAAACCGCCAAAGCCCGACGATGTCGGAACTAGTTTAGGGTCCTACATGTTTAATGGTCCGGCAAACAATACGGAAGAAGGGAACCCTGTTCCTGTCGCATACGGAAGACTAATGTTGGGAAGCCAAATCATATCTTCTACTTACGATGTTGATTACTTATCTGCAGATCCGTCAGACACAAATTATGGTTTCCACGGCCAATAGAATAGATAGAAAAAGAAATGACACAGCTTAACTCAGGAATATTTCTACAAGGAGCTCATAAAAAAGCCAAAAGACCAAGGATTGCCAAAGAAGGTATTCTTGGAAGAATTGGCGGTGGTAAAAAAGCAGTTTCGAGAACACAAATTCAAGTTCTTGATTTAGTAGGAGAAGGGGAAATAGAGGGTTTAGTTTCAGGTGATTTTCACTATTTTGGAAATGAGGGAGAATACGGATACGTATCAGGTCGTTTCGAGCCTTATGAATCATTTACTGCTAGAGCTGCAGAAAAAGACAGTGAAGTAACAATTAAGTCTATTGATGATGTCAGATGGCTTAGGTCAATATATTGGAACAATGTCCCGCTTGTAGATACATCAGAGCAATTAAATTACGCTAACATTGACGTTGCATTTGTAAACGGTAATGCAAAAGGCTTAGGAGACAACAGAAATGTTGATGGAACAACTGAAACATCATTTAGTCGTGACGTAACAAGAAAAGCAACTAAAACTAGGGCAATCTCTGAGAGATTAAGAGGTCCAAACTATATATATAATTCAAGCGGTAGGCCGACTGAAGATTTTGAGGACATATATAACCCTAACGCTACAGACGCGGAAGGCAAGAAAAAACATAGAAGAGCTGTAGCTAACTCGAAAGCCTACAGAGTGCTAAATAAAAACTGCACAGCAGTTAAAGTTAATGTCAAAATAGCTAGTCTTCAATATAGAGAATTAAGGAGAAAGAAAAAGTTAGGATCTATTAGAAATACGACAGTTAAATGGATGATAGAAGTAGAACCTATTTTCTCAGCATTTAGCGAAGTTCCAGAAGCAGTTAGAAAATCTTTTAAAAAAACTAGACACGTTGAAGCCACGGGT